GAACCTGAAGCGGCTGCAACACCATCCGCAACAAAAAAACCAGAATCGCCATAAACCCGATGTACCAATTCCCCTAGAAACCCGCTTGGTTCTTTCACAATAAAAGCACTAGGAAAATTTAACCCTGCTTGATTGGTGAAAACCACGTGCCGCGATTCAGTGAACAGCGTGAAGTTGCTTGCCACCGCGATAGAAAGCGTTTCGCCATCCGCCGGCCGGGTAAGCGCAGTGCCTTCGGACAATATCGGGCTGGTTGGGAATGTGCCGATTTCGCACTGCGCCGCGTCCACCGCTACCACATTGCCGATTGTGCCGATGCGAATACCAATCTGCGGATTTGTGATGGTTGCGAAAGGAATGGAAAAGCGCTGCCAGTCGCCAGTCAGCGTCACGGCGGTCCAATTCGTGCCGCCGTTCTGGGTAATCTCTACCGTGCCGGTGCCAGTGATGCGGCGCAGATAAAAGGACGTGACGCGCGTAGCACTTGCCGCCGTGATGCTTTGCAGCACCGTCGCGTTATTCGCCGTGGCGGTCAGCCGTGACGCGGTATTGGCAAGGCCGCGAAGGTCAACCACGTCCCGCGCGGCGGTGATATTGGTTTTAACCCAGGCCGCCTGGGTGAAATCCTGCGCCTGCAAGGCGGCATTGGTGCGGCCTGGTTCCAGCAGCAGGCCGCGCCGTTCGCCCGTGCCGGGCGCGTGGTCAATGCGCCACTCGCCAGCCGTGGCGATTTTCAGCAGGCCATCGGCGCCGAAATAGGTTGCCTCACCCACGCCGCCGCCACCGCCACGCGCGGCGGACCATGCCGCCATGCTGGAAGGGACCGCCTGCATGAAATCCAGCGCCACCACCGGCACCGCTTCCATCAGCCCTTCGCTAGACCCAACGCGCGCCCGCACGGTAGCGCCCGCGCCAAGCGTGGTGGAAATCAGCGCAGCGCAATCCACAGATCGTTCCGAATTGAAATCGGCATAGATTGTCGCGCTGGAAGCATTCAGCCGCGCGCGGCGGCGCGGTTGCGCGTCTTGCATATTCTGCAAGGGCATCGTGGCGACATTGGCCTGATCGCTGGAAAGGGAAGCGGCTGCGATTGAGTTATCATACAGAAAAGCGCCTGGCATCAGCCTGCCCCCCAAAGTGTGATTTCCACCCGCCGCGCGCTCAGGTTTTCGCGCCAGCCCACCACCACGCCAAGGAAGCCGTTTTGTAGGCCGAAGGCGGGATAGGTGACGCGCCCGATCTGCCCGATCTCGATCTGACCCAGGTAACGATCCGTCACCACCCGCACCATGCGCGGCCCGGCTTCCAGCACCGCGCGCCATTTATTCGCCCGCGCCAGCGCATCGGCTTCCAGGGCGTAGCTGGCGCGAAAACTGATATCGCGCTGCTGTGCCACCTGCGATGTGATGATGGCGCTTTCGGCCCGCGCAAAGCTGCCTTCCTGCGAAAGTCTCTGGCGATCCGCCGCCGATACCGCGCCTGCGATGTTGGACAGCGGCGCATGGTTCCGATCCCACCGCACCGCCACCGCGCGCGGCAGGGGGCGAAGGCTGGCAGGAAGCGGCAGGGGTTCACAATCCAAGATGGTGGCAGCGGTCACGTCAAACTGCGGCGCGTCCGTCGCCAGCGGATCAGCCAGGATCAAGCGCCCTGCCCTGCCCCCTGCCAGGATGGCGCCTGAGCCTGCCAGCATATCTTCCACCGCAGATAGCGCGCTGATGGACGTTGCGCTCTGGTAGAAGCCCACAATGCCCGGCAAGTCCACCTCGGCAAACGCCCAGGCGGTGCTTTCAAATTCGCTGGCGCCATAAGCGCCGCCAAGGCTTTCCAACATGCGGCGCAGGATGGTTGGCAGCGTATTGATATAGATCGGCACGGCATCGCCGCGCAGATCGGCGGTTACGTCGCCATCCGGCGATGCGCCGAGTTGAAACAGGCCCTGCGCCGGATAATCGCGCGCCTGCCCTACGGTTGGCGTCCCGGTTGTGATGATGGTCTGCGCCACGCCCCGGATGCGAATGGCGTCATGCCCGGCGATGTCGCGCCAGTGCGATTGATAGGTTGGCAGGCTGCCCGCGCCCAGATTGACATTCCCGAGAAACACCGGCGCCACATTGAAAACCTGCCCAAGCGCCACCGGCTTGGGCTTTCCTTTCAAATCCGTGCCGCCTTCCGTGCCGCCGGTGCCCTGATACAGGGTGGGCTGTAAGGGGGTGGATAGCCGTTCCGTAATGTCATTCAGGGCAAGGCGCGCTGCAAATGCGCCCGTGCGGTCCACCTGCCGCACAATGCCCGAAAACGGCACGGCTGCGCTGGCAAGACTGGTGCCGAAATCGCTGGCGCTGGCATCGTTCACCGGAATTGAAAACACCCAAGCCTGCCGGCCATCCGCAATGCCATAGCGCGCCAGATCGGCGGCAAAGCCATCCGCATCAGCAAGCGCGATTTCTGACACGGTTAGCGCCACGCGACCGCCAACCGCCACCGCATCGGCGGCGGATTGCCCGATTTCAATATCGCCCAAAATGCGCGGTTCGAAAAACTCCAGCGCGGGCGTGTCAGTGGTGGCGGAGTAAAAACCAGCCGTGGCAAAGCGCAGCGCCGTGATGTTCTGCGGCGAGATGAACGCATCCGGCAGGAAGGCCGGTGCCAGCATCCCCGGCGCGTCAAGCGCGATCATGCCGCCACCGCCTTTACCTGGATTTCCAGCGCCAGGATCACGGCGCGCGGTTGGTCCCCGATGGTCAGCATGGGGCGAAAGGCAAGGCCCGCGTTTGACATGCTTTCCGCCAAGATGGCAGGCGCGTCCATGGCCGGAGCGTCATCACCGAACATCGCCCGCCCCTTTCAGCCGCACCGCAGCACCCCAGAACAGCCCTACCGCGCATCCCACAACTGCCACCGCAAACAAGGCGGCGTGTCCGCCCGCGATGGCCACGGCCAAGGCTGCGCCAGCGGTGACGAAAAGCGCATCCTGCACGCAATCCCGCGCATTGGCCCATGAAGGCGCGCTCAGAAAATCAGGCACTTCCTTTGCCAGCGCGTAGCCGAGGGACGCCATTGCGAAGGCCTGGGCTGGCGAAAGCCAAAACATGAAGGCGCCGGCCAAGGCCGCGCCGATCAGGGCATGGGCCATCTGCGCCGCGCACCAGAGGAACCAGTGATCACGCTGCGCCGATGGGGTATTGAGTTCGGCCAGGATCAGGCGGAGCGTTTTCATCACACGCCAATCGCCGCCGCCGCGATGAACATCTGGTCAAGCTGCGCTTCCGTCAGGTTCAGTTGCGCCGCGATCGCCGCAATTAATACCGAATTGCGCGGAAATACTGTGGTGTATTCCCATGCCTGCCATTCCACGCCGCCCAAGGCTTGAAGCGTATCGTTCACGTCTTGAAACAGGCTGCGGCCTGGCGCGCTGCCCGGCATATTCATTAGTAAGGCGCGCGCCTGGAAGTTCGTCACCTCTTGCGGGACGGCTGGCGCTTGCGGCGGTGGCAGCGCAGCGATTTCCTCTGGCGTCAATTCCACTTCGATTGATTCGCCGGTAAGCACGTTCATTTCAATGCGTGTCGGGGTCATGATTAAAACTCCCATGTCGGGGTGATGGCGCCGCCGTCAAAGGCGGTATTGTCCGCCCAATAAAAGCGCACGATTGAAAGGTCGCCGGTGATGACTTTCCGGCCCGCTCCGAAACCTAATCTTGGAATGTTTGGATTATGGAGCATGGATGTCAGAAACCACCCGTTGCCGGTATTTCGTTGCAGCGTGACAAAACCGGAAGCGCTGCCCGTGCCGCTATCTGCCCAGTCTGCGCCCAGCGTAATCTCAAACGCATCTGTAATGGCGCTGCCAGTAGTAGCACCTAAAGACCCTGCCAAATATCCTGTTGTTTCAACGCCACCTGATGGGCCAATCCTCAAACGTAGAGACTTTGCATTGCCCGCCGCCGATACCGCATTCAGCAAAAGCGTCACCCGCCGCACGCCAGCCGGAATGCTAGTGAAATCAATCTGAGTTCCGCTTGTGGTCGCCTGTTCGGTGCCTTGCTGAATACCGACATTCTTGCCGTCAATCGCCAAAGGCCCCACAACATTCACCGCCCCCGAGGCCGGCACCGTAACGCGCGCCGTGCCGCTGGTGGTAAGCGTGACGGTAGAACCACCGAGAAGCATCGGCTGGTAGCTACCCTCAGTATTATTGGTGGCCTCCACCACCATGCCAACACCCGCCGCCGATTGCGCGCGCAGCGCGAAAGACGCACCGGCCACCCGCAATAAAGTTGGGCCGTTCGCGCCGTTTATCTGATACCGCCCGCCTTCCCAGCGCGCGACTTCCACACCGCCGAGCGATACCGCCAAGATATTCGCGGCAGGCGCGTGAAGGCCAGTATCAGGATCACCCGTTGGCGTAATGGCAGGCAGCAGCGCAGTCCCCGCCTGCATCCGTATCGGGCCGGTGGATTGGACCTCGCCACTCACAGACAGATTACCGGTGACGGTCGGCCCCATCATCACCGCCGCGCGCCAGGCGCTGGCCTCACGCAACACCTGGGCAGATTGCCCCGCCTGCAACACCAAAGTCGCTGCGCCGTTCACCAGTTCCGCACCGTTCGGATCAATCGTCAGTGCCGCCGTGCCGTTATTCAGGATCAGCCATCCCGCGCCGATCGGCGCAGTCGCAATCGCTGGCAGATTAAGCGTGGCATCGCTGGCGCCGGTGAAAATCGCCGCATTGCCAAGGTCAGCCAGGGCCAGCGTGGCGGTCGCGGAAAATGACACAACCTCCCGCGCGGCGGGTTCGAACACGGCGAAGACATCTTTGGTGCCTGCCGGAAGCGAGACAAGCGCGTTGGAATTTGATGAAAGCAGCACCGTCGCGCGCGTCAGGCTGCCGGGCGTGCCGCCATTGAAATCGCCAAGACCAATCTCATACCCGGTGGACCAGGAAATGGCATACATGACGCGCCGCGATGATACGCCGAAAGCGGCGGCGAAGCTGCGCGCGTTTGACGCGGCGGCATTCAGCACAATGGTGCCGGTGCCTGCGGTATCGGTAGATTGTTTCGCGCGGTAAGCGGGAAGGGGCATGGGTTCCGTCCTTACACAGTGGCGCGCGCCAACAGCGCTTCATTCTGCGCTGTCAATCGCCGCAATTCGGTGAGCAAGCTATTCAAGACTTGCGTTTGCGCTTGGCCGGTGCCGATCACCGCCAATTCCAGCCGATCAGCACCCGCCACCTGGGCTTCCAAAAGCGCGCCCAGATTGGCCGGGTCAGTGCCAGGCGCGGCGGTGCGGAGCGTGCGGGAAACATCCGCCACCAATTCCGCAAAGCTGCCAGAAATGCCGAGAAACTCCCGCGCGACAGGCAGCGCAATCTGTGCCACGCGCGCAAACTCGGCCAACTCTTCTGGCGTCGCGCCGTCCAACAATGGTTGCTGCGCCGCCGATAGGCTTGCCAGCGCCGCGCCATAGCGCGCTTCCAAAGGCAGGCCGCCCAAATCGCCAAGCGTCAGGCTCTCCAACAAGCCTTGCGTAATCCCGCGCATCTGGTTGTCAAATTGGCGCATCACGGCCAGCCGTTCATCGGCGATGACCTGTTCCAATTCCACTACGCGGCGGCGGTATTCATCGCCCGTGCGCTCAAACCCAAGCGCGAAAAGCTGATCCCCAAAGGCGCGCAATTCCGCTTCCGCCCGAAGGTCAAATTGCGTCAGGCCAGCCCCGCGCGTATCGCCCACCGCAATCATGCGGCGCGATGCAATGGTGCGGTCAATGATGTCCAGATCGCGGGCGCGGTCGGCTTCAAGCTTTGCGATGCGTTCCGCGCGCTGCGCTTGCAAATCGGTTTCAGCCAGGCCCAAATCGCGCGCCTTTTCTGTCGCGTCATCATAGGTTTTATTGAGTGCTTCCATGGCGGCGGTAAAGGCGCTGGTTTGCTCCGCCGCGCGGGTGAGCGGATCGTAAATCTGCGCCACAAAATCCGCAGCCTGAAAGGCCTGTTCCAGTGTAGAAGACTGCCGCCCCGCCAGCGTGGAGAAGGCGGTCATTTGGTTTGCATTGCCGCTGCGAAGCTGCGCGATGAACGCCGCTTGCTGCAATTCACGCGGCGAGCCGGAAGCCTGGCCGAAACCGATTGCCGCCTGCCCAGGCGCGGCAAAGGTCAGGCCGCGCGCCGCCGCCGCTTGATTGATGGCGTCAAGCTGCTGTTGCACCGCCGCCGTGGCGCCGCCCTGGTCCCAGCGCTTGCCGCGCGCGCTGGTGATATTCAGCAGGCCGGCATCATTCACGCCAAGGAATACGTCGCCCCCGGCGCGGGACGCCATGCCGCGCGTGGTTGGGCCGAATAAGCCGCCGATGGCGCCGCCAATGGCGCCGCCGATGATAGGGCCGGCAGGCCCCAAAACTGGGATCAGCATAAAGCCTGCTGCCGTGCCGATACCCGCACCAATGGCGCTGCCCGTGGTAGGATCAGCCGTGCCGCGAATGCCGCCCGTGATTGATCCGGTCAACATGCCAGCGCCGAAGCCCGCCGCAGCGCCACCGAGCGCGCCGCCGATTGTGACTGGCGTAGCACCAAGGCCGCCACCGGCAAAAGCGCCCGCTTCACCTGGAAGCGCGGTGCCAGCATAGAAACCGCTTTGCGTCGTGCCAAGCGCTACGCCCGGCGTATAAAGCGGACGCGCAAGAAAGCTGGCAATGCCCGCACCAGCACCGCTCAGGCCAAGCATGCTCATAAGCCCGCCGCCGCCACCACCGCCCGCCATGCCAGAAACCGCCTGGCCTGCCTGCAATATCTGGCCCGCGCCAATACCGCCGCCGCCCGCACTCGCCACGCCCGGCGCCATGCCGCCGCCAAAGCCCAGCGCGGCCATGATCGGCGTCACGAAACTAGACACGATAGGCGTCACGATTGGCCGGATCACCGCCTCTGCCGCGATGCGCGCGAAAGTCCGCCGCACCATCTGCAACATGCTCTCCATCAGGCCAGCAAAGCCGCGCCCGGTGTTGCTCCAAAGCGTGGCGAAGCTGTCCGCCGAATACCGCACTATGTCATCGGTGATCTGCCGATTAAGGCGCTCGCGCTCCTGCAAGGCGCGTTCTTCTGCGCGCAAAGCCTCTTGCCTCGCGCGTTCTTGTTCGCGCGACTGACGCTCGCGGCTTTGTTGCGCTTCACGCTCGGCTTCACGGCGCATGCGTTCCGCATCACGATCCGCCTCGCGGTTGTTTCGCTCACGTTCTGGCGCGGGTGGCCCAAACTCTTCTGCTCCCACCACGCCAGCATTACGCGCGCGGTTCAATGCCTCATTTAACTCCCCGATGCGATTACTCTGCCGGGCAATATCAGTCTCAAGTCCCGCAATGCGCGATTGCGCCGTAAATAAGCGAGAACGCAATTCATTTTCGACATCAACCGGCGCCAATTGACCTCGCCGCCTTGAGGCCGCGTTGCGATCTTCTTCGGCCCGAAGCTGCTCTTCAAGGCGATTGCGCTCCCGCTGCGCTTGCTGCAACTCAATAACGTTGCCCTCATTGCGCTGAATGGTCATATCAAGCAGCCGTTGGGCATTCATTGCCAATTCAGCCGATTGCCGATTAGCCGCTTGCGCTGACCGTTCCGCCGCGCTCAAGAATAGCGCATCAATTTCTTGAATTACCGTCTTGACTTCTTCAGCCGCGCTTTTCATGCCGCCGAGGTTCTTTTCAGTGCGGGCTATTTCTTTTTCTGCGCTTTCGCCCATAAAAAGAAACTGAGAAGCCAAAAGGCCAACTGTCACCACCGCGCCAGCAATGGCGCCAGTCGTTCCAAACACGCCAGCAAATTGCGCGAATTGCACGCCAAACGCCGTCAGGGCATTTTGCCCCATGCTAACTTGCGTGGCAAAATCCTGAATTTGAAAACCAGCCTGCCCCATCGCTTGACCAAAGCGGCCCGAGGATCGCGTGGCGTTGTCATTCGCGGCGGCGAAGGTGTTTTGCTGATTGGTCGCGCCAAGCAAGATTTGGTCACGCCGCTGATCTATTGCAATTTGTCGTTGAACGCCTGCAATATAAACATCACGCTTCTGAATGGCGCCGTCAATTACTTTATTTGCCTGCTGCTGAGTGCGCGCGCCCCGCTCTACAGCCGCATTCATTGTATCAATAACGCGGGATAATCTTTCTTCAGCTTGAGCGCGAGCCTGCGCCAATTTCACACCGCTATCATAGCGACTTTCCATAGCCTTCAAGCTATCGGAAGCGCGCCGCGCGCGCGTCTCCACCACCTCGGACGACTGCCCAAGCTTTTCCATCGCCTGCGCCGCCGCATTGGCGCCTTGGCTCATTTGGTCGTTGAAGCGCGCGGTATATTCGGCAGTCGTAAGCTGCGCTAACTGTGCCATGCCTGCCGCCTCCTATACATCACGCCAGCGGAGTATCACCGCCGGGTAAGTCATCATTTCGCCAGAATTAGACCGCCTAACTCGCCCGGCACGAAAACGAGAAACGATCCCGCCGCGCATTCTATAAGGCGCGGGGGGCGGCCCGGATGGCAATTCTAGAAAATCATGCGATGCGCGCAATCCAGGGAACCGCTTGCGTAGCGCATCAGCGCAAAGTCGCGTTGTGCTACGCTGCAATCCGCCGCTCATTTCAAGCCTGCGATGATAAGGCTGAGTGTTCACAATATACACTTCGGAACCTGCCGGAATATCCCGAAAATCCGCGCTCCATGCGCGGCCATCAACCAAAACAAACCAGCTTTTGCGATAACGGCCTGTCCTAAAGGGCGACCGCGCGATGCAAAAGCCAAGCGCGAAAGCAACCGCTTCCGCCAAGCCGTTAAAGCGATAAATGATGGTGCCTTGCGGCTTGACACTTTCCGGCACCGCATTTTCACGGCCATCAACAAAGACGGTATAATCCAAAGGCGCGCGGCGCTCATTCTGCAACCGCGCCACGTCCGCGCGCGCATAGCTGGCAAGCGCCGCCGATTGCGCTTGCGGGGTCAAGCTTTGCGAAATGAAAAGCTTTACGGAACGGGAAAAACTCATTGTGAAGCCTTCACCTTTTCCGCATGGACAGCAAAAAACTCCGCATCAATCAAGCGAAGCCCGTCTAGCATCAATTCCCGGTCAGCACCATAAATGCCGCGATGATCAGCCCATGCCAGGGCAGCGCGGAAAGGCGTTTCGCTTGGCATCATTGGCCCCATGCCGCCGGCAATCCAAGGGCGCTCACTCGAAAGCCCTTGCCAGGCGGTCCAAAGCCAAAGCAAATCAGCGCCGAGGGTAGGTTGCGCTTCGCCATCGCCAAGCGCTTCGGCTACGCTTGCAGCGCGGCTCCATCGGAATTGATAGGCCGCGAATTGCCGGAGTTTCCCAAGGCTTCCTCTCGATCCGCCGCGCGCCGCTCAGTCGCCAGCGCAACCGCTTCGCGGGCAAGATCGAGCAACGGGCGGAAGCGCTCGGTGAGCGCCATCTCGCGATATTCCTGGATTGTGATCGGCCCCTTGTCGCCTTCAAGGTTTTTCACGTTCAAGACCAGCTTTGACAGCACAAGTTCATCTTGCGCGCGCTGCACCATCGAAGGCGGCAAGCCATCAAAGCCCTGCTTATTATTCTTGATCACGCCTTCTTCTTTGGCGCGGCGCAGCAGCTTGCGGTAAGCGGCGCTTTCGGCGTCAAGGAATGCCGCGTCCTTCGCCTTCACTAGCAATTCAATATCAAGGCTTTCGTCCGGCTTGATCCAGACACCATCGGTAAGCGCTTCAACGTCGCGCTCGAGCATGTTCAGCTTAGTAGCCATTGCGGTTTGACCTTTGCGGGATGGCGGGTTGCGGGATGGTAGGGGCGCCCAACGACCCGCCGTGCCGGGCGCCCCTGCTCCGCGCGGGAGCATCGCGGCAGTTACGCCGCGATTTCGTTAGGCGGCGAAACGATCAATCTGAATGGCAGGCAATGAAAGATCATTCCCGCCTTCGATGTCGAAACGCGCCAAGATGGATTGGTTTGGCCCGCCAACCTGAATGTTCGGGTTCATCAGATTGGCGCCCGGCAACGTGAAGATATAGCTGTTGCCTTGCGGATCACGCTTGCGCCAAGACACGCGCGAGCGCGTCTCAGCTTTGAAAAGCGCATATTGCGTAAGGCTTTTGAAATAAAGCTCGATCTGCCCGGCCACTTGCACCTGGCCCCACCGCGCGCCTTGGGCGGATGCGCTGCCCATCGCGTAATCCATGCCAGCGCCTTCGCGTGATATGTTCACTGACACAAATGTCACGCCAGCATCAAGCGCAGTATCATCAATCTGCACCCCGGCAAAAGACGCAACACTGTCAAAAAACCCGCCGCTTGGCGCCGGGTTTACGGTGCCATTGCCAGCGGCAGTTGTCGCGCTCAATTCATCGCGCGCTGCGATGTTAATGACACCAGTAAAGTTGGTGTTGTTGTTCCCGGTCAGGGACAGCGACGCCACCATCGCTCCGGCGTAGCGCAACCAGATATTTGAGGCGAAGCGATTTTGCAGGTGGTAGCTTTTCACCAGGTCGCCATTGCGAAGCATCCCGGCATTGCGGACAGAAGCCGCCGTGCCCGCCGGGGTTTCGGTGCTTGCGATATTGCGTGCCGCAAGAATGAGGCTTGTGTTGCTGCTTTTCGTGGCAATGCGATAATAGCCATTGTTCGCACCGCTGCCAGCCGTAAAGCCGCGCAATTCAATCCACTGGCCTTCAACCAAGTTCTGAAACTTGTTCGCCGTGGTGGAGGAAAGCACATTTGTGCCGGTGGTGACGGTAATGTCACCCGAGACACCTGCGATGGTTTGCGATGCGCTCCAATCGCCGCCAAGCGCGCCCGCAAAGAAATCATCAAACGTGCCATAGGACAGGTTGAAATTGATGGCGCCGCTTGCCTGTTCGCTTTGCGTGTAAGCAGGTGACACGCGACGGCTGCCCGTGATTTCATTTGGGCGAGTGCGCGCCTTGCTGCCCGACAGGCTTTCATTCAGGATTCGAAGCGCAGTGAAGGCGCTATTCGGCGACGTGCCCCATGCGCTCTCTGGCACATAGGATAGCGTCGTTTCAGTCGTTTCAATGCCGGCCTGATAGCCGGTGACAGAACCGCTCATGATAAATTCCTTTTCAGGTTCTGCGGCTAGGCCGCGTTAAAGCCTGCGCTATGCAGGCCGGTCGGTGTAAACCCACTCAATCGTGACAGTGAGGACCCACCATTTGCCATCCTCGGACGGGACGCCCGAGCCGACGCTTGCACGGCGGTAGACGGTGTAACCCACCACGCCGCGATAGATGTTTGCTATGTCCTTGGCGATCTGGCGCGCATCTGCGCTGCCTGTGCCAAGCGGCACAATGACATGCACGATGAACGTGCCGCGTTCTTCCCATGCGCCGTTGCCGAGTTCTATTGGTTCCAGAATATCGCCATCGGCTTCCACCGAAAGCCAAGGCGCCAGGTCAGGCGTGGTGAATGCCTCATTGGGCCACTCAATAGGATAGGGCAGCGCAGCGGCGGTAAGCCGGTTGCGCGCATCAGTCCAAGGCGCCGGGGTCATCCGCCACGCACCCACAGTTCATAGGAAGTCAGGTTATCGCTGGTCATGCGCGCATGGGCGCCAAGCACTGCCCAGTTTCGCCCGTCGATCAGCACGAAATCGCCTTTCTGCGGTGCCAAATTGGAAAGCGGTTCCGCATCAATAATTAGCCGCGCATCGCCATTCATCACCCCGCCCGCGATTTCTTCCGGCGAAAACTGCCGGAGGTATCCGTTCGCCGTTGCCTCGGTGAAGGTGCTTGTCATCGCCTGACGCCGCCTTAGTGTCACGGGGCGCCCAAAGCGCGCCAAAATGCGCGGCACGGCATTAACGATGCTCATGCGCTCATTTTCCGCCACGGCTGCAAGAGCGTAATGGCCTGCGCCGGAAGCGCGTCAGAATTTGAGCGAGGATCGAGATAGGATACCGACCCGACGCCATCGGCGCTTTCGCTGCGAATATGCGGGTCACGCCCCCGGCTGGAATGGATAGCCTGCAAAACGATAAGGCAGGCGCGTTCAATATCCTGCGGCAGATCGGTCAAGAGCGTGTAGCCTGCCGCATAGGTGACTTGCAGGACGGTCGCGCGCCACTGAATGCGATAGTCGCCAGACAGCCGATAAAGCAGCGAGCCATCAAGTTCCCAATCGGTTGCGGCAAGCGTCGTGCCGTCTTCAACGACTGACGTGATGGCCGGTGCAATGTCCCGATCAAGAATGATGCACGGCAGATTTACATTGCGCTCCGTCTGCCGCACGGTTGCGCGGCCAAAGCCTTCCGGTCGCCCGCAATACCGCGCGCATACATCCGACGCCTGGCCGATCAATTCCTGCAAGCCCGCCGTCGCGTCCGCAATAGCTAATTCGCGCGCCGCCGTGGCGGTGACCGTCAGCATGTTCGTGGTCGGCGGGGTTATGATGGTGATCATGCGCGCCTCAATCGAAATCGGTTCTTGGTATGGCGCCGGTAAAGGTGCCGCGCGTATTGGCCGGCGTAAATGCGCCGCGCCCGGTCGCCGCCGTGAAAGCGTCGCGCGGCATGGCATAAACTCGAACCCGAGTGGTTCCGGGTATGAAGGTCGCAACGCTGGTTAGCGTAACGCTAGGCCCTTGCGCGCCAATGCTTGGCGCACCGGGCAGGATTGCCGCCGCTGCCTGCCATACCGCGCCCGCCGCCGTTGCAGACGCGCCACCGATTGCCGCGCCTGGATCGAAAACCGAACCAGCGGAAAGAATGAAACCTTCTGCGATGCCTTGGCCAATCGCAAAGCCTGGGATAATCGAAGCCGTAGCAGATAGCGTGACGCCGTTTGCTTGCGCGCCCGTTGAAGCCGCGCCAGCGATAAGCGAGGCGGTTGCCGAAAGCGTAACGCCGCTTGATACAGCCGCTCCAGTCGCAGCGCCCACGATAAGCGAAGCTGCCCCGGCTATTGTAGTGCCGCCAACAGTTGCCGCGCCAGTAGCAGCTCCCGCAATCAAAGACGCGGCGGCGGATAGTGTGACGCCAGTCGCGGTTACTACGGTGCCAGCGCTTGCCGTGCCCGCGATAAATGATGCGGTGCCAGATACCGTTGCACCGCCTGCTACAGCCGCGCCAGAGGCCGCGCCATCAATTAGGCTGGCATTGGCCGTAATCGTCGCGCCAGGGGCTACAGCGGCGCCCGTAGCCGTGCCAGCAATAAGGCTTGCGTTGGTGGTAAGCGTTGCGCCCGCCGCAGTTGCGCTTGCCCCGGCGCTTGCCGCGCCCGCGATAAATGAAGCCGTTACGGTAAGTGTGACGCCATTTGCAATAGAAGCGCTAGTCGCGGGTTCAACAGGGATTAGCCCAAGCTCAATTTGGGCGCCGTCGAATAAGCGACGCGACCGCATAGTTTAGGTCTCGCCTACAAAAATTGATCCTGCAATCGGCATTGTCGCCGCAATAGACGTGTAGATGATCGAAAGGCAAGCGTCCGAGTAATATTCATTCAGAGCGCCCAAAAAATTGCCAGTCGAAATCGCGTCAAACTTATTGACGCCCATCACGTCATTTACCGCGAACATGGCCAGCGGCTTGAATAGGCATACGCCAAACAGTTGCGTCGTGCCAGAAGCCGCCGCGATGGTGACACCTTCCACTGACCGAACGCCCGTGTCCGCGCCTTCAAACGATATCGGGAGCAGCGAAGCATTTTCTCGCCAGCCGGTTCCGGCAATTTGCTGAGAAGGCGCTATGCGGTTTCCTGTGCCAGCTTGGTTAGTATATCGCACCGTGAAGCTGGTCGCTGCGCTTCCAACCTGCTGCTGCAAAATGATCGCTGCCATCACGCCTTCGCCGCCAGTGTAGCGGGTCAGGGCAGCGGTCGGCAGATTGGTTGTCTGTTCCACAGCGGAGTTCATCGTCAAGCCGCCGTTGATGTTCAGCAAGTCCACCACAATCGCCGCAATGCCTGCGCCAGCCTGACCGCCTGCCGCGATGTTGGCACCCAAGATAGTTGGACGCCCCGCGCCACTGTTCGGAATATTGCGCAGCGCCAAATCGCTAGTCCGGTCAAGCGCAACGCTTGTGGTTGGCGTCGCGGGCGTAGGCACAAAAAAGGGCCACGCGGCCACCAATCTCAACGTGCGCCCGCCCGAATTAGACATGAAGGACGCGCCGCGATTGCGGTCAAGCATTTCCTTGTATGCGCTAAGATCAGCGAGTGCCATGGCTATTTCTCGACAAAGGAGAAGCCGCCATAGATATCAGGAGCGGCGGCGGATGCTGGAAAAAAGAGCAGGGACAAACACATGTCATTAACATCGGGCGGCATCGGAAGGCCCGTTGTCCAATCCCGAATAGCCGCCATGCCAGCCGTTGCTACTGCCAGAGGCGGGAATGGGCGCGCAATGATAACGCCAAACTCGCCAGCCGTGGCCGTGCTGCCCGAAAGCGTGACACTCTCCACCGCGCGAACGCCTGTATCGCTACCTTGAAGCGGAAGCATAATCACGCGCGTTGCTTCGCGGTTATTGCTGCCACCAATCGCAACCGCCGTACTAATGCGGCCTGTGGTGCCCGCATCATTGGTGTAGTTCATTGTGATAGTCTGCGCTGTATTTCCTATTTGGGTGTAGATTTCCACAAAAACCACATTTCCGACCCCGCCCGTATTGCGCGTGAGCGCTGGGGTGGGGGTTGATCCTTGAACAGTTTGGGCAGTCGTAACCGTGCCGCTTAGACCGCCGATGTGGAAAAGGCGATCATACAAAGTGAAGACGCCAGCAACGCTTGACGCGAGACCAACCGTGAGCGCAAATTTCTCACGCCCGCCGCCTGCCGCTGTATAGGGCAATGCGCCTTGCGTGGTGCGCGTCGGAATTGCGCCAGTCGTCGGAATCGCACCGCCGCCCGGCATTCCATCATAGCGCCAAAGGGAAGCCATGCGGCCCGCGATTGGCGCGGTGGGGGCTGCGCCTGCGATGCGCGACGCCTTGAAATAAAATGGCGTCTCAGGGGTGCCGTTGTTTCCGCCTGTGCCTCGGTTAAGTAGGTCGGAAAGATCGGTTAGCGCGGCCATGCTCAGTCTCCCTGCCAGTTGATGCCGCGGCCTGTCGCGTGCGCCTGCGCCGCAATGATCAGTTCAGCCAAGTTCGTCAGGTTCTGGCCACTAGAAGACTCAATCTCGCCAGCTACCGGCTGGCCAAATTGCTGCAAAACGACAAAGCGGTTTGGTTCGACTAAGATGCGCCAATCACCGGAACTCGCAATATAAATGATCTGGTTCGGCTGTTCGATTATCTGCATCATTGCGCACCGCCCCTGCGCGCCACGCGCGCCGAAATTCCAAACACCAAACCAACCACCGCAGCCCACGCGAACCAATCGTCACGCATCGCACCCGGTCTGACCAATTCAGCCAGCACTAGGCGCAGCTTTTCAATCATCGTCAATTCTGGATGCGAAGCGTGGAAGCGTTCAAGGTGAACGTCGCGCCGGTTGCGGTGACGTCGCTGCCAAAGTCGTTCACCGCGATCAATTCATCAGCAGAGGAAGCGCCGCCGCGCGACTTGTAATAGACAGCCTTGCGCGCGGTGAATGTCGCACCGGTCCACGAAACCAGGCCCAGCGAAACGTCAAGCCGGTCATTGGTTGTGTCTTTGGTAATCGTGATAGCCGCAGTCACGCCGCCCGCCGTGTAGCCGGTGCCGGTAATCTCGTTTGTCACGTCGCTGCGCTTAGTGTGTGTGTCTTTGTTCTCGGTATAGCTGGACGTAACCAGCATCACGCGAATGGTGTCCGTATCAAGGTCAATGGCGCCGCGCGCCAAATCCTCGAAGAACGAATTGTAAATCAAGCTTGCCATTTCATTTGTCCTTTCGCGCCATCATCAACGCAGTCACTTCAATTGCAGAAAAGCGCCTGCCGCAATCGCGCCAAGCACCGCCATGGTCATTGCCTTAACGACTTGGCTCCACACAGTCTTTTTGGTGGAGCGCCAGGCGTCGAGAAGGTTCCGCAGTTCCTTCATATCTTCGCCAGCGTTTTCGTCATGCAAGCCAACAGACTGCAATGCTTCCCGCGCACCCTGTTTGGCAGCGCGCGCAATCATCTGTTCGATAACTTCGGGAGACATTGCGCGACGCTCTTCGGGCATGGCAGAACCCCAAAAAAGAAAGGCCGCGCGTCACCACGCGGCCCGTTAAATCATCAGACCGCTGGCATTTGTTCCGGCATACCGCGAACCACAAATGCAGTCATCGGCGTGCCAGTGCCATGCGTGCCACTGAAATCAGGCGTCAGGCGCACATAACGACGCCCGCCGATATACGAGATTTCCTGAATATCAGCCGCCGCCTTCGCAGCAACCAGCGAGCGAACAATCCCGCCAGCGGCCACAGCATGGCCAAGCACGTCAGCTTGAGTAACAACGTTCCAGGTGGAATTGTCGTTGCTATGTTCGAGAATGAACTCGATCTTGTTCGTGGTGGTGAAGGTGATACCACCGACGCCGATGTAAAGCATCACCATCGCGGCGCGAAAGCCGAGCAGGTCAACGCTTACCGGCGTAATATCGGCAGTGGCCGTCTGCGGTGCGACAAGCAGCGCAGTCGAAAGGTTGTCGTGAAGATCGCGATACATGGGAGCTTTCCTTTGCTTCCGAATGTGGGGAAAGAGGCGGGCGCCGTGCCCGCCTCAGATTGATCAGGTGCCGAAGCGGACAAATTTCACCGCTTCGAAATTGATGGCGCCGCCGCCGACCCGCTTGCGGAACTTGAAGAACACATACGGGTAAGCGGTGTATGGATCACGAAGCACCGACAGGCCAATCCGATCCACGATCAGGTAAGCCTCACGGAAGTCACCGAAGGCCATGGAAAGGCTATTCGCCCCCAGCGCCGGCATGTCTTCCGCTTCAACCACATTGAAGCCCAGGAGTGCAGAAGGCTGGCCCGCAACCGCCGCAGGCTGCCAGATGAAATTGCCTTGGCCGTCTTTCAACTTGCGCGCCTCGCGCAACACCGCACGGGAAGTCATCCATTGCGCGTTGTTGCGAAAACCGGACTTCAGCGCATAGACCACGTTCACCAGATCATCGACCGGGTTTGTATCGCCCGAGCGCGTGCGAAACGCGCCAGAAGCGCCCGTGTTGATGTGTTCGAACGTGCCCCAAGCTCGCGAAGCGTCAACCGTCGCGGCGGTCGGGTAGGACACCAAGCCGCGAGGCTTGCTGACACCATCGCCATTCACGAAAGCCGCATTTTCGCCGCGCGCAATGCGGTCGGCGCTTTTGGCGGACAGCCAGGCTTCAAGATCAAGGCGCCCGTCTTCCAGCACCTTCTGAGTGGCGGAAACAACGGACACGGCTTCATGAACCTGGATAGCCCACTTGCCGAGTTGCGCCGTCAAGTTTTCCGTCCGCACGGCGGTTTCGCCAACCCAGGCAAAGCCATTTTCGCCAAGGTCATTCAGGCCTTCCACCGCGTCAGTGCCGATGGACATGACCGACGCGACCTGGCGCATTGGGCTGGTTTCGTAAATGCGCGTCACGATCCGTCCGGTCGTGTCAGGCGTCACCAAATAACCGCCGTCAGGATCAGACCCAACAGACAGCGCCTTGGTTTCGGCTTCATCCGGGCGCGCCTTGCGAAGCGGGCCATTCATGCCGAACAGTGCGGACTTGTAGCCGCGCATGTCGTCAATAGTAACCTGCCGGCCCGTCTGGCGAGCGAATTCGACAGCCGCCTTGGTTTCGACTTCGGTGGCAGCGCCGCCGCTCAGGGCTAGGCGATTGGCCTTGGCTTCGATTTCATCAGACCGCTTGCCGGCAGCCTTGATTTCATCGCCAAGCTTATCAAGCGCGTCATTGATGCGACCAATTTTTTCGCTGGTCACAACATCCGCCGCGCCTTTCTGCAATTCGTTGATCTGCTGATCAACGCTTGCCTTAAACGCGGCAAAGGCTTCGCCCTGCTTTTCAATCAGGGACTTGATTTCCATATCCATTTTGATTGCCTTATGAGAGGGTTGCGATGTTCCGGCGGATCATTTCCGCCAGTTCAGCCGCGACCACCTCGTCACGAGGCGTCGTGTTCGGCACTTCAGCGTCACGCTGAAGCCATTTCTTGAGGATTGCGACAGCCCGCTTGGACTGTGCCGCCGAGAGCTGCCCTTCGTCGCGAAGAGCGTCCTCAATCTCTCGAATTTCATCAACTGACAGCGATTTAACCGCCGTCACGCGCGCCGCGTCATTCATGGGGAACGACACCAGCGAAACTTCCAACAGGTCCAAGTCCTTCAACAGCCGCGCACGGCGCCGGCCATCATACGCGTCAGACTTCACCCGGTATCCAATAGACAAGCCATCAAGCGCGCCAGCTTTGAGGTCAATATGAGCCTCGCGCCCGATGTTCTTTTCAGTCAGCAGCCGCCCGCGCACGCGCAAGCCGCGATCATCTTCCGCCATTTCTTCCCACACGCCGATGCGTTTAGTCGGATCATGGTCGGCAAGCATCTTCACGCCCTTTGCGCCACGCTCGCGCAACGTGCGCGCGAAGGCGCCACGCTCTACAATGTCGCCGCCTTCGTCACGGTTTCCAAAGACTGAGGCATAGCCTTCGAAAATTCCGTCATCGCCAAGGCTTTTGACGTCAAGGGCAAATTCAAGTCGCTGCATTGCTACTCTCCACACTTGCAGGCGTGGTCATGTTTGCGGGTTGTGGCAAGGCGTCCGCGCCTTCGATTGCG